CTGCTTCCAACAGACTCTTCCCTACCCTGTGACCATCCTAGGCGTCATGCCAGAGATCACCGTGGGAGACACAGCCAAGTGAGAGCCCAGATCAAGATCATAGACCCCGCTGTGGTCCTCCACATGCTTCCTTTTGAGGAACACATGCAGATCTTGGCAAGTGACAAGGATAATCTTACCCGTTGCCTCTTGCTATCCACAGACCTTTGGGTTGGAATGGTGGATGGGAAGATGATCTGCTTCTGGGGGCTGTCACCGTCGACCTTGTTGAACAACTCTGCGCACTTGTGGCTCTATACCGTGGAGGCTTTCAAGGGCCACGAGTTCGTCTTCGTTAGGAAGAGCCAGCGGGTGGTGGAAGAGATGCTCAAGCTCTACCCTACCATCACCGGCTTCACCAACGTGCACCGCCCGAAGGCCATTCGGTGGCTCAAGTGGCTCGGGGCTAGCTTTGGCGAACCGATTGAGGAAGAAATGCCCTTCATCATAGGGAGGAAGCAATGAATGTACCTGTACCGGTCGACGTGATCGAGGCTCTGGAGCAAGAGAGCCTAAAGCACCCACAGGTCCCTGTCAAGTACAGACACTACTTCGCCCAAGGCGCATACGCGCGGGAGGTCACCCTTCCTGCTGACTGTATCGTGACTGGAAGGGTGCATAAGCAGAGCCAGATCAACATCCTTAGTCAAGGTCGGTTGAAGGTCACTACGGAGCATGGGGTGATAGAGGTAGAAGCGCCCTTTACGCTGGTCTCCCCTCCGGGAACCAAGCGCGCGGTCTTCACCCTGACCGAATGTGTGTGGACCACCATCCTTGGAACTGACCTGACTAGCCCGGAGGTGATCCATGACACCCTCACCTTCGCTACGGAACAAGAGTATCTAGAGTACACGAGGTATATCCCATGGCATTCGTAGCTACAGCCGTTGGTATTGCTGCCGTAGTTGGCACCGGCGCTGCCGTCTACGGCATGGTCAACCAATACGAAGCGGCACAGGAGCGCGAAGCGGCTGCGGAGACCCAGGTCGCAGGCGCAAGGGTCAACGCCGAGGCCACTCGGGTCGCGGTGCAGGCTGCGGAGATGAGGGTCACTGGCGCTGGGTACAACGTTCTCGGCACAGAGATCCAGCGGAGCGCTGCGGAACAGCGGCGGATCGCAGCGGAGTTCTCTGGTGAGGTCTCTGCTCGCGGGTATGAGTTCGAAGCTTCGGTGGCCCACCGTAACGCCATCACCAGACTCCAAGATGCGGACTATACCCGCTACGTTGGGGAGCTTTTGGCCCAGAAGGAGGGGCTGGAGACCCGGTTCAAGCGAGGCACAGCTAGGGTCATCCAGGCGGCCAGTGGCCTGGACGTGAACTTCGGCTCCGCTGTGCAGGTCAGAGACTCGATCTCGGCCATTGGCCGATGGAACCAAGATACGGTCAGGGCCAACGCCGGTAGGGCGGCCTTCGGTCTTGATAGAGACGCAGCGCAGTTCTTGGCCCAGGAGCAGATTGATCTGCAATCGGCCGTGAACGCCAGGATCACTGGGCAGATCGTGGCCAGGGGTGCGGAGTACGAGATAGCAGCGGCCGATCTTGCTCGGCAAGGGGCCATCCTCGGCGTTCAGGGCGCACAGCTTGGGGTGGAAGGGGCAAGGCTGGGAGTATCTGCGGCAGACTTGGGGATCACTGGCGCACAGTATGGTGCGAACGCCGCTGGGTACGAGGGCTCGACCGCGATCGCCTCTGGCCTCGGCACGGTTGCTTCGCGGTGGATGGATGCGTCACGAGTAGGACTTGGGACCAGTGGCTCTTCTAGCGGTCAGGTTGGATCCACTATTGGTGACTACTACGACAACACCATGGATGTCAGCTAATGCCACAAGTACCGTATAACCCCGTTCCCGAAGCCACGCCTTCCAGTGGGCCTACGCCCACTGTTCAGCTGAACAAGAAGGCGGCCTTTGGCGAGAACATCGCCGCAGGGCTAGATCGCGCGGCGGATAGTATGTCGCGGATGGCGCAGGGGGCTGACGCGCTTGCACGGGGTCAGGAGAAGCTCGCCGCAGGCATGGGGGAAAAGGCACATGGGCTGGAGAAGGTAGCCCAAGGGTATGAGAAGGTTGCCGCAGGCCAGGGTAAGCTCGCTACGGGCCAGGCTGCTTTCGGCAAGGCCTTGGAAGGAGCGGGAACAGAGATCTTCGGCAGAGCGATCGCCCTACAGAACTTGGTCAACGACGCAGATGCCCGCGAAGCGACCACCGGCTACATGATGAGGGTAGCGGACCTCCATGCGGAGTTCAACGCTCGGCAGGGCAAGGACGCTATCGACGCTTTGCCCAAGTTCAAGGAAGACTTGGTCACCATCCGCAAGGAGATCCGCGAAGGCTTGCAGAACCCGATGGCTCAGAAGCTCTATGACTCTGAGTCACAGGGGACCATGTCCCGAACGATGTTCTCCGGAGCGGCCCATGCGGCTTCGGCGGCGAAGAGCTACTCGATCCAGCAGCTAGAGAGCGAAGCGACCTACTTAAAGAACGCCCCATACGCCGATCCCAATGACCCAGTGGAGTTCGCCACCCGAAGGGACCAGATCATCGCAGCGACCTACCGCCTAGGGTCGCTCAAGGCTGGGATCAGCGACCCTAACGATCCGATGATGAAGGCCGGTGTGCTGATCGCCACGTCGGAGCAACGGGCTAATCAGCTGATCGCGGTGGCTCGTAAGCAGCCCAACGTAGCATCTGGGATGCTTGAGGAGTTCAAGGGCGAACTCACCATTGGGGACTATCAGAAGGTTGAGAACATCGTCAGGACCCAGAGTCGGTCCGTGGGCTCCGCCAACATTGGCCGCGATGTATGGATGTGGGGAAGAGGTGATCCTAACACGCCACCTAAGCCTCTTGAGGAGATGAATGAAGAGGCTCGTAGGCGAGCGAAGCAGCTAGATCCTAACGATCCCTTGTTGGAGAAGCACGCGGTCGACGCAGTCTGGGCCAACTACAACCAGGGCCGAAGGGGACAGATTGATGCGGAACGGACCAACCGTGGGATTGTAGCAGGGGCGATTGGCGCTGGGGTCAAGACAGAGCAAGAGCTTCGTCTCGATCCAAAGGTCGCCAAGGCCATCGACGCCTTGCCTGACGCGGCGAAGAACGCAATCCCCGCGCGGATCAACTCCTTCAACAAGTCCAGGGACTTGGTCACCAATCAAGAGACCGACCGCAAGGTTCTCGGCATCATGCGGACCAATCGTGAAGCGTTCCTTGATCTAGATATCGAGAGTATCGATGGCCTGAATGCGACTGACAAGCGGAAGTATCTAGACTTCCAGTTGAAGATCAAAGAGAACCCCCGGGACGATCCGAGAGTGATGCGGGCTGCGTCAATCATCCGTGCGTCGCGTGGTGAGGAGCTTAAGGCCCTCAAGGTAGACCGCTTCACCGACCAGAACTCAGATCAATACTACGCCTACCTCGGCACCTTGGCCGACGCTATCGACCAGTGGCAAGAGGACCATGCTGGGAAGAGGCCGACGGATAAGGACCTTGCTGGCGAGATTGCGACGAACGTAATCAAGCAGCGGAGTGAGCCTTGGCTCTTTGGCCTCCTCTCCGAACCGGCCCCGTTCTTCCAACAGCCTGCCTCGAAGGATCAGAAGGCCTTTGATAACTGGGTCGAGTCTAAGAAGGAGATGGCTAAGGCCAGGGGTGGGTCAGAGCCGAGTCCGCAGGAACTCAAGCGCGCTTGGACTAGAGAGATGTATAAGCAGACTTATGGCAAGACCAAGAAGGTCGAGTGATGAGCGATATCTACGCGACGCAAGAGGCTGATCCCTTCGCGGATGATCCGGATGATCCGCTAGACTTCTTTGCTGTGCAACAGCAGCAGGCCGATCGCAGGGCCATTGAAGGGATTGATGGCGACCCTGAGGAGGCGGCTAGAGCTAGGCAGCTATCCAGAGCTACTGGCGATAACCCAACCCTTATCAGTACTGACCTTGCGGAGTATGATCGACAGTATCGGATCAAGCTGACCAGGGATCTACTGAGGGAGAATGGCCATCTTCGGGACTATGCTAACGAAGATCCTCTCAATGCCAAGATCTCCGCCGATGATTGGGGCAACCTAGACAACCTCTCTGGCAAGATCACGGAGCTAAAGGCCCGGCACCAGTCGGTGCTGCAAGCGGCGGCGAAAGGGTTCGCGGTAGGCTGGGATAGCCCAACCGCTAACCAGCAGTTCGATGCCCTGTCGGTGGCGATGGAGAAGAACCCGTTGTTTGGGAACATCTTCATCAGGCAAGCGGTACAGGCGACTGGTGTGGGGTTGGCTACGGTCTTTAGGACCTTCACTGGTGCGGCCTATGGCGTAGCCAATGCTATCGCTGAGGCCGAACGGGCTGGTGGGATGAATGAGGCCGATGCGGCCAGACTAACCCGGGATATAGTGGTTGGCCTGAACGTAGCCTTGTCTGGCCAATCAGGCCTGCACGGTCCTGTGGCAGGGCCCAAGACCGCCATGCAAGGCGGGATCCACCCCCAAGCTCTGGACCTGATCCGGAACTTCGAAGCACGGACCCATCCCTGGTTCTCCGCTGGGCAAGAGCCGCCGATTGGGGTGCATCAGCTGATTGATCGGATCAAGGCCAAAGAGCTCGAGACCGATCTGGTCCAGCTCAAGGAAAGCCTCGACGCGGTGATGGAGACCACTACCAAGGAGCGGAGTCCGGAGTCGATCGCTGAGGTGGTCCGCCAGCACTCTGATCCGAACCAGACCATCGGCATCTCCGCCGAAGCAGTTGTGGAACTCTACGGGAACAAGATGCCCGGTCCGCAGGACGGGCTCTTGGGCTTCGTCCCGGACCTGACCCAGCAGATGCGGACGGCCTTGCCGTATGGTGGGGATGTGCAGATCCCGCTCGCTGATTGGCTCGCCCATGTGGACCCGATGGTGGCCAAGCAGCTAGAGCCGGGGACTAGGCCTCGAGTGGATGGGTTCAATCAGGTTGAGGTGGGGTTGCTGAGTGAGTGGGAGAAGGTTGTCTCTCAGGCAAAGGCACAGGAACCTCCTGCCGCTGTGGTCCCTGACACTAGTGTCGTTGGTACTGTCTCTGACGCTGCTGGGTTGAAGCCCTTGGTGAAGGAAGCACCAACGGGGCATAGGTTGGTTCGCCCAGAGCCAATCACCCCTGAGCAGCGGGCTGGGGACTTGGCGATCAGGTATGAGATCCACGACCCTGCTGGGAAGGTAATCGGCGAAGCCCTGGTTGCCTTAGACGAAGGCGGGAAGAACGCCCATGTGGATATGATCCACGCCCTGGAAGGGGAAGGAGCCATCGGATACTCCGGGATCAAGGACCTGCTTCGCCAACTCCAGGCCGACCTCGGGATAGAGTCCTACTCCGGGATCAAGACTGGCGGAGCCAGGGGCAAGGCTGGGATCGCTGAGCCGATCAAGCAGAAGTTCGCCCTTAACGAAGTGGAAGGGATAGAGCAAGCGGCGGAGGCTTCAAAGGCTCGGGGCTGGGACTTCGCCCAGGGGGACACTACTGGTCGCTTGGTCCCCACTAGGGCCATGACCCACGCCGAACGGCAGGTAGCCAGAGGGCTGAACAAGCTGATCGAGCGCTTGGCTGGCAAGGACAGAGTCAGGGTCAAGTACGCAGATGATCTAAAGGACAAAGGTGAAGGGCTGCATGGTACGGTCTTCACCTACGAGGACTCTACCCCTCTCATCATCCTGGCCTTGGACTCCGACAAGCTGCCGAAGGTCGCTCGGCACGAAGTAGTCCACTTCCTCCGGGAACACGACATCATCACCCCTGACGAATGGAAGATGCTGGAGCAGGCTGCGGAGGAAGGGAAGTGGATCGAGAAGCACAAGCTTGATAAGAACCCCTTCTACGATCAGACGAACAAGGCCTTGATGCTTGAGGAGGCTATCGCCAACGAGTTCGGCATGTGGGGCGCGTCTCGCGCCAAGGCTGTAGAGCTTGGGGCTAAGTACGAGAAGACCTTCGAGAAGATTGCGGAGTTCTTCAAGGGCATTAGAGACATGCTCACGGAGATCTTCGGTCACACCCCATCCGTAGCGGAGCTATTCGAGGCCATTGAGACTGGCAAGGTTGGTGAGCGGGAAGGTGGAGTATCGCGCACTACTGGCAAGCCTGCTCAGCGCATGGCCCAGCAACTAGAACTCCCCCAGGCTGGCACCACCAACATGGCCGAGCGGGGCCTGTTCTCCGGAAAGGAGCGGTTAGGCTTGACCGCGAAGCAGTATGACCTCTTCACCAAGCGGATCGACGAGATACGCCAGGGTCGAGCGGATGCTACTGCCGAGAAGATACTTAAAGAGACTCGAAAGCGCTCGACTGAACAGTGGCGAAACGATCAGGCGGAGCTACGTAAGACGGTTGAGACAGAGGTTCGGGCGCGCCCTGAGATTGCTTCTGATGGCATGTATCGTGATGGGATACTTGACGATGTTCTGTTGGAATATAAGCCGAAGCTTGATGTAAGGCTGCTGACCCCGGAGCAGCAGAAGGCCCTGCCGAAGGAGTACTATGGGAAGCGTGGGGTGACCAATGCGGACGACTCTGCGGCCTTGACTGGGTATGCGTCAGGGAAGGAGATGATCGACGCGATGGTGAAGTTCAACGAGGACTTGAAGGCCTCGGGGATGCGGAAGGATAACTTCATCAACCGCTTGATCGATGTAGAGACCGAGCGGCAGATGGAGGCCAAGTATGGCAAGCTGGATGAGAACATCATCCGGGATGCGATGGATCAGGTGTTCTCCGAGAGCCAGATCAATCTCTTGGCGGAGCAGACGGTACTCCTGGCGGAGAAGGCCGGGCTGCAACTGACCTTGCCACAGCCGAAGGTCTTAGAGCCGCTGATTGAGGGGTTCAATAACAGCAAGCTAGGGACCTTAAAGAGCGAAGCGTACCTCCGGGCTTCGGGCAAGCTTGGTCGGCAGGTGGAGACGTATGAGCTTAGCCAGAAGTGGGACCTAGCGTTCAAGGCGCAGCAAGAGCAGTACTATGCGGCTACCCTGGCGAAGGAGGCCCTGCAGGTTGAGAAGGAGGTCGAGGCCCATGGGAAGGTCGTAGATCGGTTCTCCAAGAGAGAGGTCAAGGGGGTCAACCAAGAATACACCAACTGGATCCATCAGCTGCTACAGGACTCTGGCGAGTACACTGGTCGTGGCCAGGGGGACATTCGCCACTCTCTAGACCTTGATGGCTACAAGACCCTGGATGACTTCGTCACCTCCAAGCAGGCCGATGGTTGGGATCTAGACGTACCGAATGATATCCGCTTGCGTGGAGCTAAGCCTCTCGACGAGATGACCATTGCGGAGTTCCGCGAATACCGCGACGCTATCAAGACCATCCAGCACGTCGGCCGTGAGGTGGAGAAGGTCGAGGTCGGTGGTCGACAGATGGCCTTTGACCAATGGAAGAAGGGGGTTATAGCGAACATCAAGACCCTCTCGCCACGGACCAAAGAGAAGCAGATGAAGGGCTTCGCCCATGAGCTATATGAGTGGGACGCTGTCTTCACCAGGATGGAGGAGATCTTCAAGGACCTAGACCTCCGCAGGGAAGCCGGTCCGCTGTTTAAGGCCTTGATCGAGCCAATGATGTCCTCGAAGCATAAGGAGTACCTTATGCAAGAGGCGTTCTCGAAACGCCTCTCGGAGATGAGCTCTGGGAATAAGGAATGGCGCGAGAGGCTGAACGAGTCCGTACCGAATAACTTCTTCCGTGATCCTGATGGGGAGCTATTCAACCTGACCCGAGAGCATATGGTCAACATCATGCTCAACTTCGGCAACCGGAGCAACATCAAGAAGTTCACCGAAGGGTGGGTTGGGAAGGAGAAGGCGGCAACCTTTGAGCATCAACTCCGCCAGCTGTTTGAGGATCATGCTACCCCTGCGGATTGGAAGTTCGTCCGAGAGATCGGGGAGATCTTCGAAGGATGGAGGAAGGAAGCGGATATAGTCTATCACAACCTCAGTGGCTTGCCGCCCAAGTGGCTCCAACTTGAGAAGGATGGGTGGTACTTCCCCGTCATCCATGATCGCTTCTGGGCCCATCAGGCTGGGAAGGGAAGTCCCTTCGACCCGACCTATCTGTCATCGACGACGGCGAACCACTACACGATCGAGCGGACCGCAGGGGCCAATCGGATCGAGTTCCAGTCAACGATCGAGCAGATGGCTGGGCGCATGCAGCAGATGATGCATGATATCGCCTACCGCGAGGCGGTGATGCAGGCGCATAAGATCGTGTCGGATAAGGATATCAGGGCGGCGATCCGGACCCACTACGGTATAGAGTATGAGAAGCAACTCGACTCTTGGGTCAAGGATATCGCCAACCACTTCAACCAGCCTGAGGAGCCCCTAAGCAACGTCAACCGCTATGCCCACAAGATCCGGATGAACCTGATGGTCCATGCCCTTGGGGCGAGTATCAAGCTGATGCTCAGTCCGGATGTGGGGTTGTTCAATCCAGCGGCGATTGGCCGGTTCCTGTGGCACAGGGACGCCAATGTGAAGCTCGCCTGGGAGCATAGCCAGGAGATACCGCACAGCTTCCGCAACATGGACCGGGACTATAGAGAGAAGCTGGAAGGGCTGATTAAGGATCGAGGCTGGGCTGGGGTTCAGGCAGAGACTGCCCGCTGGGCCTTCTGGCCGATAGTGAAGGTCTCGCAGATGTTCCGCTTGGTGACCTTCGTGGACAAGTTCCGCGAGGGACAGGCGAAGGGTTGGACCGATGCTCAGGCGGCCCACTTCGCAGACTCGGCGGTTAGGACCAGACACGGTGCTACTGGTATCCCTGACCTTCCCGCGATCATGCGGGATGGCGAGATGATGAAGCTGGCTACCACCTTCTACTCGTACCAGAACGCCATGTACAACTGGCAGAGGCAGACTGTGGGGAATGTTAGGCGCGGGGAGTGGGATAAGGCGATCGCCAATGTGTATGGCTCGGTTATCATCTCTGCTCTCTTTGGCGCAGCCTTGTTCAACGAGTATAAGAAGGACGACTCATGGGGGAAGATCCTCGCCAAGGCCGGACCGATCCAGCTGATGTCGACCATTCCCTTTATCCGTGAGATCTCGGGGATGCTAGTGGAAGGCCATCCGTCTCGGACCCCTTGGGCGAGCATGATCGCAGCAGCGGGGTCGGCCATTGGCGATGTGGCTAAGGTCAGTCAGGGCAAGCGGGTGGAGAAGCCTATAAGTCATACGGCAAACGTGGTGGGCCTCGGCACTGGCCTGCCCCTGGCCCAGATCGGCCGAACGTCCCAGTTCATCTACGACGTTAACACCGGCAAGCAACGGCCTAGGGGCTTTATGCAATACACTCGTGGGATCATCTACGGTGAAGCAGTAAAGAAGAAGTAACATGACCATGAACCTACGCGGCAAGTGTTCTTGGTTTGGCGGGCCACAGGATACAGGGGTGTCGCCAAGCGAAGGGCTGGCCTTCATCTACAAGGTCGAGGATGCGCCACAGTTGTTCCTACCGACCCAACCCTCTGGGACCACTGGGCTTGCCCGGCGGCTCGACCCGGAGGTGTTCTACATCGCCTGTCGATGGGACTACAATCAATACCCGAAGCCTTCGCTGCTTGAACACATGGCGTTGGTCCGCGCGCCGAAGACTGGGAAGAAGTTCCTCGTCTATCCAGCAGACTGGGGGCCACACTCAGACACTGACCGCGTCGCCGATATCTCTCCAGGTCTAATGGCGGCCTTGAGTATCCAGACCGACGACGAAGTCGAAGTCACCTATCCATACACAGATCAACCAGAGGAAGCAATCATGCCATACGATCGCATTGTGATGTCAAGTGGCCACGGCAAGATAGTCAGGGGGGCTTCTGGTTCGCCTGTGCCGCCCATGTTGGACGAAGTCAATGAGGCAAGGCGGGTCGTCAACAGGACGGCGGAGTTGCTGATCGAACGTGGTGTTGACGTGATAACCTTCCACGATGACACCTCGACCTCCCAGAGCCAGAACCTCAACACCATCGTTGCGGCGCACAACAAGGAGACACGGCAGCTGGATGTCTCGGTCCACTTCAACGCCTTCGATGGCAACGGACAGGGCACAGAGGTTCTCTACGTCTCTCAGCAGGCCCTCGCTGCGGATGTGTCGACGGCTATCGCTTCGGCTGGTGGCTTCACCAATCGTGGGGCGAAGAAGAGGACTGATCTAGCCTTCCTCAACAACACCGAGGAGCCAGCGATCCTTCTCGAGGTCTGCTTCTGCGACAATCGTGGCGACTCGGACAAGTACAACGCGAAGTTCGAACAGATCTGCTCCGCTATCGCTGACACGCTGGGTGGCAAGGCAACGGGCGAGACACCGCCACCGGTCCAGCCGACGCCTGACGCAGCCCGCGTGGACATTCAAGTGACCGGCAATGTAGTAGTGACGGTCAACGGTAAGACGATTACTTAACCAAGGAGTGGCTATGCCTATTGTTCAGATCGTACTTGACTGGATCACGATGAAGATCAAGGAGCCCTCTACCTGGGTGGGCCTTGGCTCGATGGCTACTGCCTTGGGCTGGCAGATCTCGCCAGAGCATTGGAATGTGATCGCCTCCGTTGGCATGGGCTTCGGCGGACTGATGGCTACCATCCTGTCGGAGCGGAAGTCCAAGCAGAATGGTTGAGGGAGCCCGAACATGGGTGAAGGAGAACAGTACCTTACTGTACTTCCTTGTCGCCCAGTTCATCGCCATCGGCGCAGCCGTAGCGAGCTTCTTCGCTTACATGGTGAAGCTAGAGACCAGAGTCAGCATAATGGAGACCCGAGGTGCGGCCTACACTGTTGGCCGAATGGACGATATGAAGATGGCCATTGGAAGGCTTGAGACGAAGATAGACAAGAACGAGCATAGTATCGATCGTATAGTTGACGTGATGACTAGAGAGTTGAAGATTTCGCCATCGCAGGTGAAGCCATGAACGGGGAGGGTGGTTATGGCAAGGTGCATTGTAGGGTTACTGTTCGTCTTAGTAGTGACTCAGGCAGAGGCCAGGAATAGCCCTGCTGGATGCCCGGCTCGTCTCTGGTGCGGATGCTGGCTAGCGCAACAGTTCAACATCGTTGGGACCAAGGCTCGAGAGCTATGGCTGGCTAGGAACTGGCTACAGTACCAGAAAGCCCCGCTTGCCCCAGGAGCAGTGGCGGTCTTCTCGCGGGGCAGGCGTGGTGGTCATGTAGGGAAGGTCCTGGCGGTAAAGCCCGGGAAGGTCCTGTTGATGTCAGGGAATGATGGAGGACGGGTCCGAACCAGATGGCGGTCGACCAACCGGCTGATCGGTACCGTCTCGATCACCGTCTTTGCCAGCGCGGTACATGCGCGCCCCGCTCCGCTTATCGATCGAAGCAATTACCAAGGAGCCGGAGAGTTTCATGATATCGAGGACACGCATGACACTGTGGGCGGGGACCCGCTCTCGGGTGAACTTGACCACATCGTGCTCATGGACACCGCTACCCTTGTCAGAGATAAAGAGGAAGTTGTGGATCTCCTCCATCGCTTTATTGTCCCCGCCCGTAGCCCCAGCCCGGAACACATCGGGCATGTAGGTCTCGGCTTCGCAGAGCCATTCTAGTGCTTGATCGAAGTCCTCCTTAGTCAGGAGGAGCTCGTCAGACTTGTCGACGGCGGAAACCATGGAAAGCTTATATAGGTGTGTCCGTCGCCGGGTGATATAGTGAGTGAGCTTCGGATGACTGGGCACAGGAGGTTCACCAGCTGCCCTCCATTGGTTGACAGCATCTCGGTATGCACTAGTAACCGCAAACTGTCCGGAAAGACTATTGATCTGCTTAAGATCATGGAGGAGTTCCTTGCTGAGGGGTTTGGCCACAACGGCGAAGTCATCCCCAACGATCCGTTCGTCGGAGAAGACCAGGATGATCCGAGAGGTGAAGCCCTGATCCCAGGCGTTCTCGGGCATGAAGTTGAGCAGATTAGAAGGGGTTGTGCCTGAGAGGATGTTCAGCTGGGGCGACTTGATCTTGATCTTGAGTTCCTTCCCCCGGCGGTGCTGGCCATAGGGGTCGGTGTCGTAGAAGGCTGAGAGGACCCCGATCATCTCGTTGTCGTACTTGTGCATGAAAGCGCCGAGTTCGTCAGCGGTGACGAACATGGTGTTGTACTCGAGATTGCCGAGGTCGAGTTGGATGATGTTGCGCTTTGAGTCGACCAGGGCGTCTACGAGTGAGGCGGGGGTCATCGACGTTGGGGAGAAGTGGAAGTCAGGAAGCTCTTGGGCGTATGCTTTCGTCGCACGGATAGTTCTCGTTTTGCCCACGCCGGGATGTCCCACCAGGAACACATATAGATTTGGGTAGAGACGAGATGATGTCGTGAGCCATACCTTTTGCTCAAGCGTGGCCGCCACGGTTGCGATCGCAGACCACTTTCGGAATAGGCTTGGACTGTCCAGATTATCTGCATAGCTAACGAACCCTTCTATCCAAGAGGTGCACTGGCGTGGGGCGTTGCCTCCGGTCCCCAGCGACGTAGTCTTTGAGTCCCTCGGGATTAGCTGAACTATAGTCGGCGCGGTTCCATCCTGTCTTTGCGTCATAGGGGATCACTAGCTCCCGTCCGTGTTGGAGTGGTATGGTGACCTTAAGCTGGTCCAGGATCTTTGGGACGATTTCATCTTCCATTTCGGCTGGGTATTGGACGGTTACAGCGTCGTGATCGTTCATGTAGAGAAGTGCGTCGCGCGAGCGCCAGACCTTGAGCATTCCTTGGTCGACGATCTCTGCGAGGGAGCATTGGGGATCAAAGGCAATCGCCTCCCGTTTGGTATCGTCGGAAGTCCTTCTTCCCCAGAAGGTTCGTTTGCGGCCTGTGAGGGAGGTGAGGACCCCCTTGCTCCGCAGGGTCTGGTCGACATGGTGTTGCCAGCGGAGGTGCGAAGGGTAGGCCTTGAAGTACTTGGCTTGGAAGTCCTGCACCACCTCGACTGGTAGGCGGCTCTGCTGCGCAAGGGTCTGGGCCAGTCCTCCGTAGTTCGACCCATGGCCCAGCTTCTTGCAGAGGAACCTTCGGTCATAGTGGCGGAAGAAGGGCTGCTCCGCTAGCTTCTTATCAAGACGAGCATCCCCAGTCCAAGGAACGTCAGGCCAACATATACGAGCGGCAGCGGTGTGTACGTCTCCAGTGTCGCAATCATCAAGATACCGACTATCACCAAAGAGATTCCACTCAATGGCTCCAACCACATAGCTCTCTCCACTCTTTGCGTCGAACTTGCCGAGTTTCATTCCCGGGTCGGCGATGAAGATGCTCCGCAGTTGCTCCTCCACATTCTGCAGATTAGTGCCAGTGCCAAACTCGTTAATGCTACTACTAAAGCGACCAGTAGAAGTACCAGCGATGTTATAAGAGGTTCGCATACGTCCATCGGGGTCGATCTCCGTTCGAAGCATTCCTATCTTCTTCCCCAGGTCCCGCATGGCAAGGATGTGCGCTACGATGGGCTGGGCTATGAGGTAGTTGTTCATCTTCTCCAGGGCAGTGTAGTTGACGGTGGGTCGGCCCTGGTGGCGAATGACAGGGATCTGGAGCTTGTCGTAGAAGAGGGTATGTAGGTCACCGTAGCTGCGCCAGTTGAACGAAGGCATACCCACACCTTCAAGAACAATCCTTTCGAGATTGCGCTCGAGACGGTCGAGGAGGAGGAAGTATTGGTCAATGACCTGCTCCTTTCGCTGTTGGTCAACCAAGAGCCCTCTTATGCCCATCTCCAAGACCGGCCCCTGCATGGACCGGCTAAAGGCATAGGTCTGGGTGGTGTGTTCGTCTAACTGTGGCAACAGAGCCTCTAGCACTTCGACTGTGACGCAACAGTCTAGTCCGTTGTAGACCTGATCCCGTTCGAACTGGGTGAACTTGCCGGGGTCGTCCGTGGAGGTGTCAATAACCTTCATGGCCAACGAGCCTGATCTCTGGGAAGTTCTCCTCAAGTACTACCTGCCACACACGGCCCTTCTCGTCCTTGATGTAGACGTTGTCCTTCTGTAGCTCCACCTGCTGGATACCCAGCCCAGGCCTGGGTGTCATCTCCTCGTTCCAGTAGGGCTTCATGCCTTCGGCTGGCTGGGGTGTGGGTACGTCGTGGAACAGTTCGTGGACCTTCTCGCTCTTGATGTTACCATTCATCGGATCAACCAGCATCCGATACACGTCTCCATTGTCGCAGAAGACAAGGATGTAGCTGTCGCCACTGTGGCGACTGACGGCTACTACGTGTGGGTTCTTCTCGGCCATGTTACTCGTCCCTCTTGATGGTTGAAGTCTTCCGCATGTGCTTCCATGATCCTTCATCAGTATAGACCGACCCAAGGTACCCCAGGCCCTTCAAGGCTTCGGGGTGGAGGGCATGGTGGAGGAGCATGGTGTCGTGTTGGGCTCCTCGGACCTTAATCCTGTAGCTTCGCCAGAGGAAGGCGATGTCGTATACCCCGTTCTGGAAGACCTTTGGTGGATTAGCTGCTCCAAGAACGTCTGCAACAAGTTTCCAGACAGCGAGTTCATCTGCTTGATTAGTCCAATAGTTTCGGCCCACTCGTCGAGAGTCAACAAATGGAATGACGATTGCTCGGTTCGTCCCTGGGGAAAACCCAATGCAAGTAATCTGGTTTCCAGACGTTTCGATATCGACGCCAAGGCAACGGCATCCCGGAAGGTACTCATTGAAGAAGCTCCGTATGTCTGAGAGAGAGGGTTCGATGTGGATCTCACGCTTGGGGCGACGGATCTCAGGGTACTCTGCTTCGCGCTTGGCCTTCATCAGGTCCACTATGGTAGTAGGGCGTAGCTCCCACTGGCGCAGCACCGCTGCAGGATGATAAGTAGGTAGAAGCTTGTACCCAGACACAGTATGGCTAGACACAAGCGTTGTTCCCCTAAGCTTAGAGATCCCGGTTTGCCCAGCCATAGCCCAAAGAGGAGTATTCCCAAGACAGATAACAAGGTTGCTGTCAGCAGAAAGGACTTCATCACCGAGACGATAGAGTTCATTCTCGAATTCCTTCCTTACGTGCTTTCCCTTGATGAGTGCCGGGAAGCCCGGGATAGCTTCCGCCTTTGGGCCGCAGAAGGCTTCAATCTTATTCCCCGGTGGCCGAATATTAAACACGTTCGTAAGGAAACAATCACTCCGATCAATTCCCGCTTCGTTAAGCATGCGAGATAGTTCTTGACCTGATGCTCCAACAAAGGGACGCTTCGCCTTGTCTTCCGCTTCGCCATAGGCTTCTCCGATGATGGTTATGTTAGTCACAGGCTTCGCTTCCGAGCTTGGCATAGCCGGCTATGTCGTCCCAGTGATCGTGGGTCAGGGGGTTGCCTGAGAGTATACGACCGATCTTGTGAACGACCATATGGAGAGCCTCCTTATGACGGTCGGAGAGCCCTGCCCAACCCGCCTCAGCCTCCATGGTGCGCTTTAGTGCCTGCATCACGCGGGCGTTGTCGGTGAATGATCCGTGGGTCTTCTGGCGCTCGACCAAGAGGGCGTCACGAGAGAGGTCGATCCTTGGAGGAGGTACAGCATCTGGGATGATGTTGGAACAAGCATGACGCTCACCCTCAACATAGGAGGTACCGCAGATTGGACATCGCTTACGAAACATACCCATTGTCTATTCCTCAGAAAGGTGGGGGAGGTACGCTTGACCTTACCTCCCCCTAGGTGGTACTAGAGACTATTCCACCGCAGCGGTGGAACCGACGTTGGCGTAGACGGCCGAGCCGTCATTCGAAGCTTCGTGGACGAGGCCCACAAGCACTTGGCAGTTCGGCGAAGCCTCGATCCGCTCACGGAGTGAGACCTTGTCGTCTTCCTCGATCCCACAGTGGGTGAGGAACTCCTTGAGGCGGTAGAGGGACTTCTCGGTGATGTAGTAGGTCGCACGGATCGTCTTGTCCGCGAACCCACCCATTGCCTTGAGGTCGTCCTCGTCCACATCGTCTTGGGCTTCGATGGGTTGAAGGGCGAACTCGACGTACTCGGTCTGCTTCTTCGAGGACTTGTCGAAGACGGGGAGGCCCTTGACGACGCAGACGTAGTGGCCCTGAGGGAGCGGCTTGGGACGCTCGATCTCAGAGGAAGGCTTGTCGAGAAGCGAAGCGAAGTTCGGTGCAGTTGCCATTTACAGTTTCCTTACAGTTGCTAGTTTAGGTTTCGCCGTTTGCTTGGGCGGTTCACGGAGAACAGCGAAGAACTCCGCAAGACCGGTTTCGATAGGGTAATGCGGGGCCATGGCGAAAGGCTTGGGGTTCTTGAGGTCGATCATGGCTGTAGCTTGGGTTTGGATGGTGCGTTTGCCTCCTTGGGTTTGACACAGGGCCACGCTATTGAAGTAGCGTGGGATCACAGGACCGAGGGCGGAGCCTACAGAGGTGGGGAAGCCTTTGCGGCTACCATCGGGATTGTCGACGTACTTGATGTGGCTTATGACGATGACGTTGGTCCGGAACGACTCCCCGGTGAGTAGGGCAAGTACCCCTTCAATAGCCCCTTGAGCATCGCCATAAACTGCTCGCATGTCATACTTCCCGTCGCGTGACTTAGGGGTAAGTGGTTCGCGGAAATCGAAAGCTGCATCAGACATAAACGTGAGGGAGTCAACAACGAGAATACAATCTGGTCCCCATTCTGCTGGGACACCCAGGTCGGTCTCCGTTCCGTCGTCATCGGTGTACTTCCACTTGTCTAGGAGTTTGAGGGATCGCATGAAGGCCTTGGGGGCGACTACGGTTGGGCCTTCGGGTCCGGCCTTGCGAGTGTCACGCAGAGATACAAACTCCACATTATCAATGGCCTCTGGGCAGTCACGGCCGATGAACTGCTTAAGGGGCTCCAGTCCGTTGTCGAAGTCCAAGATGCGAAGCTTATACCCGGCCCCGACCAGGGAGGTGAGGCATCCAGTCTTTCCACTTCCAGAGTCTCCTTCTATCAAGAGTTTGGTGAACTCGTTTGATTGGTGTGAGCTAAGCTTTGGCATGGAATGTGATCCTGACTGTTGCGGTGTCGC